AGAGTTCCAACAGATCCTTTATGCAGGAAAGATGACGCTTACTCAGGCATATAAGCTTGCCAGGCTTGGTAAAGAAGGTCAGGACGAAATCTTTAAGGAGTTGGATGTTCCTGAAGACTGGAAAAGTGATGATGAATTTGAGCTGGATCTTGACTGGATTCTTTCTCGTAAGGCTGGGGACTATGATTTGAACGAGGCTTCTTTTGATCTTGGTGATGAAGACCTTTACGTACAAGCTGGAGCCTGCACTACCTGCCGTTTCAATTCCGCCAACAATCCCACGCTATTCCCGGACCTGAATGAGAAGAAGGTTTGCCACAATGCTCCATGCTATTCTATCAAGGAGCAGCGCATGTTCGACCGGAAATTCCAGGAGGCGGCAGCTGATCCCGACATGGTGTTTATCACTCGTGGTTATCGATTGGACAAAGAGGATAAATCCAAAGTAAAGTCGGCCGAGGAATTTGGGTGCACTGTATTGGATAGGGAGGCGTATGACGAGATAGATGAGCCTCAGAATCCCGGAACGTTCGAGGAGTGGTCCGAAGATAATATGCCTTACGACTTCGATGAGATGGGCGAAAAGGAACAAGCGAAACAGCTTAAAAATTTGAAGGCGGAGTATGAGGATGAAATTCAGGTGTATCAGAGCATCAAGCGTGAATTTGAAGAGGAGATTAAAAATGCTAAGAAGGCTTATGTGATTGCTGGATATGATGCTGGCAAGATTGCCTATGTGAAACTGAAGCGCAAGAAAGGGTCAGGTGATACTGGAACAGCATATGAGCCAAGTATTGAAGAGGAGATCAAAGAAATCAAGGCCAAAGAGGAGCGCAACAAGGCATTGGACCGCGAGAAAGTACAACAGAGCTACTACACCCTTTTTGAAGAAGGTTCAAAGTTTTTCCAGGATGAAAGTGAACTACTGGAAACAGAAGAGAATGCATTGATCATTGCGATGTGCGAGAACTCGTTTACTGTTCGCCATTACATCGCAGAACTGATAGAAAAAACATCTGGCCTGGGTGGGACGCTTTACGAAAGGGTTTCAAAGAGCAGGGGCATCATAAGTCTGCACGCAATTGCCAGGATCTTTATAGCTGACAAACTGATCAGTAAAACCTGGAAGCTCGATCCTGAATCTTATGATAACGCAGCTTCTATGCGTGATGTTGCCTACATCCACTTCCCAGTTCAATGTGGGGAATTCGTTAGGGAGCAGGAAAAGAAAGCTGCCAAAAGACAGGCCAGCGTAAAAGCAAGGATCGAAGCTCTCCAGGCAAAAAAGGAAACATCAAAAAAGTAATCACTAAAACCAAAATCGATAATCATGAAACTGACAGTATTCAACAATGAAAGTTTTCCAAAGGGATCATTCGGACGCTCAGGCGCGTCTCCTGCCATCAGCATGGGAAAGGCTGGAAACATCTGTATCAATTCCGGTGCTGCCGAAAGATTGGGCCTACAGCACGAGGACAAGATATCGTTTGCACAGGATGAGGAAGATCCTGCAAACTGGTACGTATTCAAAGACGACAACGGTTACCCATGCCGTCTCCACAGTGACAAGAAAAGCCTGGTATTCAGCCACGGTCAAATGGTTAGAAGCATTAAGGAAAGTCTCGGTTTAGATACCTTAAACCGGTCCGCAGAAATGATGAGTTCCGGGATATTCCGCACCCTCATCTGATCAACGCCTACAAAGGTCTGGCGGTTCACGCTGCGATCATTGCCGAGTTCATCTCTTCCTCTGAAATTGAGGATATCAAAAAGCCTGATCACGAAGACCTGGACAACTACAAAGTGACCGGCTTCCACATCTCCGGAGAAGATCGTGACCAAATCGTTTTAACGGGCCAGAAAACGCTCAAGACTGGCAAGATCCTCACGTTCAACACTCCGGTGCTCAGGATGACAGATGACGGCGAGAATGCCTACAAGTTTGCTCCAGAGCTGCACGCTGCTGTTGAGAAGTGCCAGGAGAGGGTTCGCGACTATCTGAACGGTACCGTTGCAGAGGATCCACAAGGCCAGATTCAGTTTCCGGAAGATAAAACCAACAAGGTGAAAGTTCTCCCAGCTGAGAAGCCTGTCCTGGGCAAGTTTCCTTCCGATTCACCCAATGCCATTTCTGACCCCGAATTAAGCCCATTACCGCCAGATGGTGTCGTGGCGGAGACTGATGCCGGCGCGGTGGTGATCCCCGTAAAGAGGAGCCGGAAAAAGCCCCAGACACCAGAGAATCCTTCAGGCTTGAACTAATCAAAAAATCAAGAAGCAATGAACCAGGATCAGCTACAGCAGAGGTATGATCAACTATATGAGAAAGTCCGACGGATGAGGGAGTACCAGAAAAAATACTTCCAATTCCGGACTCAGGCTGACCTCAATGCCTCAAAGAATTGTGAGCGTGAAGTAGATCACCTTCTGGCCAGCGAAACAAAAAGAAGGGCTTCAGGCCAAAGTGAGATGTTTTAAACCAATTTATCTAGGACTACTGTATGCCGAAGATCAGGACGATAAAGCCCGAATTCTGGGAAGATGAAAAGATTGCATCCTTACCTAGAGAGTGTAGGCTGTTGTTTATAGGGCTTTTGAATTTTTGTGATGATGGAGGTGTGATCAAAAGCAATCCGCTGTTTATCAAGAGTCGAGTTTTCCCCTTGGATAATGACGTGACAAAATCCACAGTTGACAACTGGATGGGTAAACTGGAAGCCTTGAAACTGGTATCCAGGATCATCTACAAAGGGGAGGGATTCTACCACATCACCAAGTTCTCCCTCCACCAGCTGGTCGACAAGCGATGGGCGAAGTATTCGATACCATTGGAAGAGCTGAAAGCCTTAACAGAACTCAATCACAGTGTTTCTCAAGAGGCCACAGCGAGGCCACAGGGAGGCCACGCCGCTGTATTGGATATGGAAAGGAAAGGAAAGGAAGTGGATATGGAGGGGGATGTAGGGGGAGGTGCTGTCGCACCCCCTCCACCCCCAGACAGCGACGAATCTCTTTTTAAATCCTTCCAGGAATGGATTCAGAAAAATGCCCCATTGGTGAGCAAGATGAAAGAACCAATCCGACTTGATCAGTACAAGCGATTACGTGAAGACTATTCCCGGGACCTGGTTCAGAAGATCCTTCAGGAGATGCACAACTGGAAACCGCTCTGTAAGAAAAACACATCAGCCTATTTGACGATCAGGAGCTGGGCTGACAAGAGGATTCAAGACACAAAACAAACTTTAAAAACTAATGAGCAAAGCTATAGAGAGCAAGAGGGAAAGGCGCTCCTTGAACAGGCCGGAATCTGATCTGAATACGCTGGTGTATGGCAAGGTTCCGCCACAAGCAAAGGAAGTTGAAGAGGCAGTCTTGGGTGCGATAATGCTTGTGCCCACTGCTTACGAGACAGTTGCGGAACTCCTGACCGAAGAAAGCTTCTATGTGTATTCTCATCAGCTAATCTTCCGGGCGATGCGTAATGTGGCATCAAGAAATGCGCGGATTGATCTTGTTACGATCGTACAGGAACTGAAAAACAACGGAGATCTTGATACTGTGGGTGGGCCGTTTATTGTAGCTAAGCTCACTAATTCTGTGACCTCTGATGCTAACATTGAAACGCATGCCAGAATTGTAAAGGAGAAGTTTCTTGCCAGAGAGATGATCCGTATCGCTGGAGAGTATGTGCAGAAGGGCTACGATGAATCTCAGGACGTTTTTGATGTTCTTGAAGGTTTCGAAAAGGACGTGATGTCGTTGGGATCTCAGCATATCTCAACCCCGGTTGTGAGCATGGATGAGGTGATGATGCAGGCTGTAAAGAAGATTGAGTACTGGAGAACCTTAGACAGCACAATGACCGGCGTTACTTCCGGATTCAAAGAGATCGACCGGGCTACGCGTGGATGGCAACCTGGAGATTTGATCATCCTTGGCGCCAGGCCATCGGTAGGTAAAACAGCCGCAGCACTTAACCTGGGTAGAAATGCGGCACTTGCTGGAACACCGGTGGCAATATTCTCTCTTGAGATGCTTGCTGTCTCTCAGGGGCTTAGAATGCTTTCTGCGGAGAGCGACATCTGGCTGGTCCAGATCCAAAGCGGAAGATTGGATGATCAGCAGATGCATCAACTGCTTGAAAAGGGAGTAAAACCTTTACAAAATTTACCAATCTACTTCGAAGAAAAAACCAATATAAGCATCAGCCAGTTTCGCACATCAGTTCGTCGACTCTACAAGAAAAAAGGAGTTCGCCTGGTGATCGTAGACTACCTGCAGCTGATGCAAGCCGATAACAAAAAGGCCACACGTGAACAGCAGGTTAGCGAGATAAGCCGCGAAATGAAGACCCTTGCTCTGGAACTTCAGATCCCCATCATTGCACTATCCCAGATGTCCAGGGATATGGAAAAACGAACCAATCCTGAACCCCAGCTGAGCGACTTAAGGGAGTCTGGCGCTATTGAGCAGGACGCAGATCTGGTGGCTTTCCTTTGGGCACCATCAGAGGAAGATGTAAAGAGAGATCCTTCCTTGGCAAAGGTCCGGCACTTCAAAATCGCAAAGCACAGGAATGGTGTGTTGATCAAAGAAGATTTACGCTTCCTTAGCCATGTGCAGAGATTTTCAGATAAAACACCGGATATACCATCTGAGCTTCCAGAAGGAAACTGGAGGCCACTAGCAGAACAAGAAAAACTACCATTCTAATGGGACTAACAATCAAGGATCTGGAGAAGCTCCAGAAGTTGGGAAAGATCAGGGGGTTTCAGGTGAGAGAGTTGAAGCCGGTAAAGGTGGAAGTGGGTGGAAGGATCGTGACGAAGCATTGGGGAAAGGTTAGTAAGGAGAAAGACTGGCTGGGATCCAATCTGTTGATGTGGGCAAACGATAAGGCACTTACCCTGGAGGAAGAGTACCGATTTCACGTGGAACGGAAATGGAGGTTTGATTGGTGCATTCCCGCTATCAAAACAGCAATCGAGTATAATGGCATTTTTAGCCACAAGAGCAGGCACACCACTCCTGCGGGGTATAGTGCTGATTTGGAAAAGATAAACGCTGCACAGGTAGCAGGATGGATTGTGGTGCAGGTTACGCCGATGAATTACAAGTCAGTCATTGACCAGTTAAACCAGATTTATGAGACGCACTTACGTGGCCGTGATTGAGTATCGAGGAAAAGAGGTTTTCCGGTCAGATCCGATGGAGCAGCATTTGGCGAGGATGGCCATTGCAGACTGGAAGGCCGATAATCCGGACAAGGTAAATGTGCTAATGAGATCCTGGTTGGAGACTATGAGCACGCCACCATACCTGCCGGAGCCAAAGAACAAGCGCAGGCAAGAGAAATCAGAACAAGAAAAAACAGTTGAAAAATATCTGCAATGAACACCATAACACGAAAAAGGAAAGCTTACAGATTAAAGCGGCACACTGAAGTAGATGAAAAAGGACTGGCTGAACAGGATTACCAGATTCTGAGACTACTCCAGCAAGGCCACACCCAAACCACTATAGGTCTGGAGATCCACTTAAGCACGACAGCAGTGCAGTACCGAATCAAGGATATGCTGCTGAAGTTTGAGTGTGTTAACGCAACGCAATTGATTTACAAACTCACAAAACAGGGAGCTATATGAAACCGATTCTATTTAGTACGCCAATGGTGCAGGCAGTATTGGCCGGAAGAAAAACGCAGACGAGGCGGCTGGTAAAATTTCCAGATGATTTTGATGGAAGAGAAGTTTATAAAAATGGTCAGTTTGGAGTTAAATACAGCCGTGAAGATGGGACCCTTTACCGACATTATCCAAAGTACCAACCCGGCGACATCCTGTATGTGCGGGAGACGTGGCAAGTTGTAAGATATGCGCCGCCCGGATCTTCACAGCTTCAGGATTTGTATGTTTTTAAGGCCGATACCACCGATGTTGGCGAGTACGAGATAACCAAATGGAAGCCATCCCTATTCATGCCAAAAGAAGCCGCCCGGATATTCCTTCAGGTTACAGATGTAAGGGCTGAACGGTTGCAGGATATCACCGAGGAAGATGCTATTGCGGAGGGGGTTGAATCATTTCTTGAACACAATGGAAGGCTTTACAGAGACTATTCAATCGATCCCGAAGATAACGAGGGTCACAACTACTTCAGAAATCAAATTCATTCTTTTAAATCACTCTGGGACAGTATCAACAAAAAGACCAGCCCATGGGAAAAGAACGATTGGGTATGGGTTTATACATTCGAAAAAATACAGAAGCCATGAAATCAATTCTTCGCAATATCGCCGGGGTGTTCATCTTCCTGGCATACATTTTCCTAATCATCGCCGAAGTGATATCCGGAAAAAAACTTATCGATCCATGAAGAACCAAGACATCTGGACAGAGGTTCAGGACAAGCTCAAGCAGATCAAGGCAGAGGAACCGTACTGGCCGGAGCATGTAGCCAGCCAGGTAGCGATGATGTGCAACGAGCCGTGCAAGATGTTGAGTCTTGCCATAGATCAGAAGTACCATGGCAGGGACCAGCAGGAGGCGATGAGACATACTGCGATTAGGACAATCGCTTGGAATATCCGATTTTTGGAGGCCATGAAAAAGTAACGCTATGACATTTCAGATCCGTACCCTATATTTACCCTCCCATGACAGAGCAGGAGGCTATACGTTCCCGCCTATTTCAGGCCATTGACCAGTGCGGGGAAACCCTCAAAGAAGTCGCAGAGCGTACCGGCACCAACTATTCATACCTGTCCTCACTGCGTAACAAGACCAATTTCGACATCTCAGCTCTTCTGATCGCCAAATTCTCCAAAGCCTACAAGGTGAACCCCATATGGCTACTTACCGGAAAGGGAGAGATGAAGCAAACCAAAGCCCCCGGCGGGGACATCGCCAAACGCCTGCAATCAATCGAGGACAGCCTGCAAGCCCTCATGCAGAGAGACCAGATCCTCGAAATGATGCTGGAAGCACTACTCACCCCAAAACCAATGCAGAAACTCACAGACCTGCAGAAGCTCATGACAGAAGCCAGAAGGCGAAAAAACTAGTTGCTGTCACCCTTCCTCGTCCATCGCTCACGCATCATCTTGGCATAGTCTCCATTGCCTTCCTTCTCTTCAACAAAAAAGTAGGCATTTAGGGCGTGGCATACTATCAGGAATTGCTTTAGGTTCGGCCAAAACTTGGCATCTTCCATGCGCTTAATGGTCTGTATGCCCAATCCGGTAGCATCGGCCAAGTCTTGCTGGGTCATGCCCAGTTCTTTTCTGCGGTTTACGAGAAAGCCCGCGATCAACTCACGGGCTTGGTTTAAAAGTATGTTGTTCATTTCTTCAAGCAATTTTTGAAAATCGGTTTGCAGTAGATGCTCTCTTGCTTTGATTCATCGTAAACATCAACCTGAGCGTTATCATGCTGGCTGAACTCGTTCCTCCATGCCAGCCCGCCAGTGCGGTAATAAGCGGCTTGCTTCAGGGCTTCCTTCTTGTTGTTGTAGTTACCAATGGTGATGCTGTCGGTGTTGGTCTGGATTGATACGTGGTAAGTAGTCATAACATTTTCGCCGTAGTTATAGAGTTGCCGCCTCTGTTGTTATTGATGAATCAAAGATAAGTACCAATTTTGGTACTAGCAAGCAAAACAACATAAATTTCGTCGAAATGCCAAAATTTAGAAGGTTTTCAACGTTATCCACGATATGTTGAAAACAAATTAAATATTCTATAAGCAAATCAGAGTAAGTTTGGTCTGGTTAAGGCTCTGAATGAGTAGCAATAGCGAATATACCATAGAAGAAATCAGGCCACTTATTGCCAAATACGCTGAACATCGTGCAGGTGGTTTCAGCAAAGAGTCATTTCCAGATTGTGACTACAGAACAATCGAATCACACCTCAACAACAACCCTGATTTGCAGCCCGAAAAGGAACTCGTACTGAAAGCGGAGAGAGAGGGGCGCATGGAATGGGAGCAGATAGGCAAGGATCTCGCAAAAGGCACAATCCAAGGCAACGCCACTTCCTACATCTTTAACATGAAGAACAGGTACGGATGGGCAGACAAGCAGACGATTGAGCAAACCAATACACACAGGATTACAATGACGGATGACGATGGTGAGCAAATCAATCCAGAAAACACGGATTTATAAGGCTAACCAGCAAGCTCTTTTACATAGCGGCAAGCGGTATGTGGTGAATGAGGGAGGTGCAAGGTCGGGCAAGACCTATTCCATCCTGCAACTGCTTATAGGCATAGCAGACAACTGGAAAGGTTTATCGATCACAGTTTGCTCTCACTCCTTACCTCACCTGAAACGTGGTGCACTCAGGGACTTCCTTGAGATCATGGATAAATGGGGGCTGTACGATGAAAGCAGCCACAACCACACAGACCAGGTATATCAGTTCCCATCCGGCAGCTACATTGAATTTGTGGGGCTGGAGGATCCGGGAAAGGCTAGGGGGCCGGGTAGAGATATCTTGTTCATCAATGAGGCCAATCTGGTTAGCAAAGCTTTGTTTGACCAGCTGGATATGAGGACCCGTAAGAAGGTGCTGCTGGATTTAAACCCGGCAGATTTTGACTGCTGGTGTTACGGTGTTGCTGATGGACCAGATGCGGTTTGTATCCGGTCTTCGTACAAAGACAACCCATATCTACCACAGAGTCAGATCAGGGTGATTGAAGCGTACAAAGATGCCGATCCGTTGATGTGGAAGGTATTCGGATTAGGGGAGAGAGGCACCAGTGCAGAGCAGATTTACACCCATTGGAAGCTGTGCGATAAGATGCCGGAAGGTGGTGAGAGGTGGTACGGGATGGACTTCGGTTACACGGTACCCACAGGAATGGTGAAGGTGGTGCACTATGAAGGTGCGATCTATGCCGAGGAGATGATCTACCAGACGCACATGGCTACGCAGGATAGGATTGAGAGGCTTAAATCTTTGGCGATCAGTGAGTGGGATGAGATTATAGCGGACGCAGCAGAGCCAGACAGTATTGCCGAGATGTACAATGCGGGATTCAATATGTACCCAGCCGTGAAAGATGTGTGGGCCGGGATCATGAAAGTAAAATCAATGCCGCTGTACGTGCTGAAGAGCAGCAAGAATTTGATAAAGGAATTGGGATCGTACAAGTGGAAGAAAGATAAGAACGACAAGATATTGGAGGAGCCGGTAAAGGAGAATGACCACTTGGTAGATGCGCTTAGGTATGCAGTATTCACAAAACTCAAGAATCCGGGAATGGATTTCTTCATAAAGTAACTGAATGAATGTATTAGACAGGATGGCGGTTAGGTGGCTGGCAGGTAGGGTAAAGGGTATGAACCCCAACCAGACCGGAGCCATGATACCCGTTAATTCAGTGACCATACAGGGGTACAAATCCGAGGACTTTGTAAAGGCCTATGCCTCGTCATCGGGATTGTTCTCTGTGCTGAATCTGATCATCCGGAAAGCATGTACAATGCCCTGGTACCCGTATCAAGTGAAGAAAGGGGCAGAGGCGAAGGTTGCGCTGAATAGGTGGGTAGCGAAGAGCAAGACACCGGGAGCATTGACATCAGGAACGATTGACACGATCATCAAAGAGCGCAAGGCTGCTTTTGATGACAGCATGATAGTAGACGGTTCACCACTGGCAAAGCGTTTAGCGAAACCTAGTGAGTACCAGAGCCAAGATGAGTTCTTTGAAAACTGCCTGGGATATATGCTCACTTCTGGTGAGGCAAATATCTGGGGTAACACCGGTGATCCGAATGATACGGAGGGTGAGTTTGCCGAGATACTGGTACTACCTACGCAATTCATCGATGACTTCAATGATCCCAATGATCTGCATGGATTGTTAGGGTACAGGTTTGCAGCAGGAAGTGGTATCAACATCAAGAAGGAGAACCTAGTCCGCTGGAAAAACTGGCATCCTGATTTCGATGCGGTGGATAGAAGGCACATGAGGGGGATCAGTCCTGTAGAGGTGGCATGGAGGACGTACCTGATGGAGCTGGAGGGTGGAAACTCCATGGCCAATACACTCAAGAATGGCGGTGCGAGGGGAGCAATTGCGCCGGCACAGGTAACACAAGGCATGCCAACGCGATGGACACCCGATCAGGTGGACATGGCATTCAAGGAGCTTCAGAAGTGGACCAAGGGAAATAGCAACAATGGAACGATCGGCATATTGGGCACACCTGTGGACTACCACAATTTCGGATTGTCGCCGGTGGATATGGACATCATCAAAGTGATGGACTTGACGCTGCATCAATGGTGCCGGGTGTTTGGTGTTCCTACGGTGCTGTTTGATTCTGAGCATACGAGTGATAACAACTACCAGAATGCTATGCGGGATCTGGTGAGCAATACGGTGGTGCCGATGCTTTCCAGGCTGAGGGATAAGCTCAACGGGTGGTTGCTGCCGAGATATGGGTTAGAGGGCAAGGTGTGGATCGATTTCGATATTTCTGCCCTGCCTGAGCTTCAGAGGGACATGGAGAAGATGGTGAACTGGATCACAAAGGCGTGGATGTTGTCACCCAACCAGCAGTTGGAATTGATGGGGTATGAGCCAAGTGCGGATCCACTGATGAATGAGATCTACATACCCGGGAATTTGAAGAAGCTGAGTGACGTGGGTATGGATTTATCACCATTACCGAATGATCCCAATGTGCAGTATTAGGGTGATATGTGGAAGGTTGTTTGATGTGTACCAGGTGGTATTGAATGGGAGTGTTATTGCGGAGTACTGGATAAAGGTGGAGAGTGATTTAACGATAAAAGAGGTTGCCCGTGAGCATAGAAGAGCAGCAGTTATGGAAGATGGTTATGGCAAGGTATCCTAAGCTGGAGAATGAGCGGACCTGTGCGATCGAGAAGAGGCTGAGGGATTTGGCGCGGCAATCGATGTTTGAAAAACTGAAGAAGCAACACACAAAAACTACATGATATGACAGAGTTGGAGCAATTGATTTATGACAGTCTGGTGGCGCCCATTGATTATCCAGATGAAACTGCTGAAAAAGATGTAGAGAAACTTTGGGAAGAGCACAGAAAGGTTTTTGAGCAGGTGTACAGAGAAACAGCAGGGAGAATAGCTAAAGCTGTTTTGGAAAACGGTTACGTCAAAGGCGATTTGGTATTGAGGGGTGAAGAATTGGTCACAAAGATTGCAAGAGTAGGTTAAATGAAAACATCAATCAGTATTCCGATAGCGGCAATTAGGTTGAATGCAACGCAGGTTTTGGCGATGATTGGAGAAAGGATGTTTGTTTTTAGTTATGAATGAGCAGGACAGGACAGCATATTGGATCGAAGCGGAGCGGATGCGGCTAAAGGTTGAGCTGAAGTACGTCCCTAAGATA